TTGTGGTCAGACCATCTCTGAAGCATGAGATTGTTCCACGCATATCCTTTGCTGTTACGATCTTCGAACGCTTCAGTAAGACCCACTTTTTTGCTTGTGCCTTTAGTACGTACACCCGGATACGCTGAGAAGACATTATCACTGGTATCACCACGCATGCATTTTTCGAACAACAGCCATTCTGGGTTAGGCGCTGGCTTAGGTTCTTGTGTTTTCTTGTCAATGACTGGCTTGCCTTTGTCATCAAAGATTCCTTTGTGTGTGATAGTGGTTTCCATCACACCGTTGTACTGTGTGACATTAGGTGCAATTAATTGCACAAAGTCTGTGTCTGTGCTGATAATCACGTGTTTGTCATTCGGATGACTTTGAATCCACCCAGCAATAAGATCGTCTGCTTCAAGGCGAGGATTTTGCAGTACTGTGCAGTTGGTCTTGTCTGTGATAAAATCTTTGAATGTGTCAAATGCTTCCCAGAAGATCTTTTCTTCATCTGCTTCTTTTTCTGTGTGTGCAGCACGTTGAGCAGCACGTTGCGCCTTGTAAGGAGTATAGTAATCTTTACGCCAGCTACGCCCCTCTAAACAGAATATAACATGACTGCCTTCGAACTGCTGCCATGCTTTGCGAATGCTGTTTAGAGTGATATGAAAAGCCATGCCCAGTTTGATATCAGCGTCACCGTTGATAACGTGACGAGCACGAAAGAATGTGTTTGCTGTATCAACTAAGATATATGTCATAGATTGTCTTTCTTCACTGTTTTAATATCAATAACGCCTGTGTTAACAGGACCGCCAAAATCACCATCGACTACTACATTGGCACACAGTTCACGGAACCAACGATCTATGATTTCTTCGTCCTTGTCTCCGTCCTCACCGTATCCCTCTTGCTTTAATTTTAACACAAAAAGGTCGTTCCAGTCAAGCTCAAAAAAGCCATTACGCACATTATCTTTATTGACATGCGTTTCGATTACACCTACCCAAGGTTCTTTTTTGCGTGTTGCACGTTCTTTTGGTGATAGTTTGGCCTGTGCCTCTGCTTCTACAGCACGTTCAGCAGCTTCAGTGGCTGCTTTGGCTGTGTTAGCTGCTTCTGCTGCGATGACTGCAGATCGTTCTGCTTCTGCTCTGATCTTGTCAATACCAAATAATTTTTCAATCCATTTATTCATTAAGTTCCCCATTCATTTTTAAACAGAGGTACCTGTAATCTATCACTGTACCTGAGTCCGTGTTTCATTGCTAATTCTGCTACACGGCGATTATTTAGCGTGTACACTGACTCAACACCGCCCACGGGCATGAGATAACAATGTCCAGTGAACCCTTCTGCACGATATATGTCCAGGGTTTCTAATGCTTCTTCAGCATCTTCTTCTGTAGCTATTACAAATTTGAGATAGGTAGTACCGACTTCTTGATATTCACACACCACGTTAGGCAGTATGGCTTCTGACCTTTCTTCTCCTGAACAGCTGAGTTTAGCACTTACTGAGAATGTAATTTCTCTGCTAATGAAGGGAGGATTCTGTGCCCACTCTAACAGATATTTTTTAAACTCAGGAGTGAGCCGTTGAGTGCCATTTGTTTCAAATGTAATCTCTTTCAAGCCCGACATTTTAGGATGATTCAACAAGTCCGGATAAGCACGTTGCCATCCTAGCAAAGGCTCTCCGCCTGTAATTACCAGATGTTCGTCTTCCCAACGCTTGTAAGGTAAGATTTCCATAATACGATCTGCAATGGCATTGGACTCTAGCATTGGACTAAGATCTTTAAACTCTGGCATCCACGATGCATACGAGTCGCACCCTGTACTAACAAGTGGTAGTTCATCGTAGCTCATAAAAGATTCTATTATTTTATTATACACTCTTTTCAATAGGAAATGCTTTGATAATTCTGTCCATTGACACTTCTGGATCCCATTCTTTGCAATACTTTTTACGATTAGCACGACCTTCTTTGGTATCAGGATCATAATCAATCCACGAAAACTCTGTGCCATCACATTCTGGGCAGTGACTATTGTAATCATCATCTTCACGCATATCGCTACGCATACCTACCCAGCCGCATTCTTTGTTATCACAGATAGCATCTACTGGTTCTGGCGGTTGATTAACCCACGAGCTTGTGTCCCAATTGTAGCCACTCCAAGTTTCTACTCCGGAGATTGGGTTAAACTTGCCGTGTTCCCATTCACCAAACTCTGAACCATTCCAATATGCTGTGCCATACGTTGTTCCATAATTTTTCCAAACACAGCTATACCAACCTTCTACGGTAGGTTTAACTTTTGCAAACTTGAACTTGGGAGACTTCTCCCAGTCACTTGGACTTGTTCCTATTGGAGGATGACCCCAATCTTTTTCTTCTGGAGAATAGCGTTCCCAATTTCCTTGATCGTCGGTAATCAAGACCATGTTCATGTCAGAACTTTTGCCGTCTGTGCTACCACCCCAGTTGTCAATGTCTTCACCGTCGTAGGTCACGCTGGTAATAATATCTTCTCCATCGAACTCATCGTAGTTTAATTCTAATTTCTCAATATCAAACGGTGCACGGAGTTCGATTTCACCTTCAAAGAATGTGCCTTTTTCGTTGCTTGATCCAATAAACACCACGGTGCCTTTGGGCTTCGATCCTGCCCACACTTCGTCACTGCAACTTAATCCAATATCTGTTCCGTCGACACTATCTAGAGAGCGTTCCAATACTGTGTTGCCATTCTCATCTTCAATTTGAATAGTGCCGGCATCGCGACTAACTCCATTAATATGACCCATGTCATCGCACTCGTACCACGAGCCTGGAGGAAACGGAAGCATGTCTAAATCTAAACCCATGTCTTCAACGGTATCTTCATCGCCCCAAGCAATTTCAGATAAGTCAACTTGGTTATCATTACAGTAGTCCCAAATCTTTTTGTCTACTGTGCCCATAACCTTTTCGCCGCCATACCCCCACATACTAATTTTGTATGTGCGTGGTGTGAACTTTAGAACTTCAATTAGACGTTGTTGTTCTGCTAGATGCTGTGCTTCTAGTTCTTCTTTAGTTGGTTCTGGAGCATCGCTAGGAGCAAATGGCCATGAGCCTTTAGGATTAGTTGTCATGTTTTATTATACCTTTATGTATGAAATTTGTCAAGTCCTCTTTAACAATACTCCAAGACCCGTCGTTGTTATCAACCCAATTTAAACAATCGCCTTCTTTCCAGCCAGCTTCGTCCAATAAGTCCTGCGGTAATGGTAAAATACCATCTTCGCTAACTGTTATAGTCCAAGATTTCAAGTTATATATCCTGACTTATCGTGATTTCTTCTGCGTTCTTCATCCAGCTTTTCTTTGATCATTTTTCTACATTCTACTCTAACTTGAGGAGGTACATCAGGAAGAAAATCTATATCTCTACAGTTATAGTATCTGCCAGATGGTTCTCCCCAATTGTTGATAGCAATCAAAAATACTGCTATAAACGCTACGATGATTATTAATATATTTTTCATACGTAGTCACTAACTAATAACTGACACAACAGGCCCTGATGATCATCATTAAAGACAAAATTCATATAGGTATCTGTTAGCTCTGTGGTATACTTGTCCCCAGGTAGACCAAATCGTTCTATGACTGATATAGTGATTTCGTCCCAAATAGGAATACTACCTGCCTTAGGACTCCACGGTACATGCACAGTTACCATTTTTTATAGTTGCCTCTTTCTGGAATAACATGACGCACACCACCTGTGGGATCTTCCATATCGCCGTTGCGTCGAGGAATTAAATGAACGTGTGGATAAGGCACAGTCTGTCCAGCAGCTTTGCCCCAATTCATTCCAATATTAAATCCATCCCATTCACCTGTCTTGACTTTTTCCTGTCCTATTCTAAGAGCATCGGCAAAACAATCTTCGATAACTCCAACGGCTGAATATTTAGGCACAAATAACAAATGCCCTTCTGTTACGGGATATTTGTCTTTGAATATAGCAACATGGAAGTCGTCTTGTACAACATCGTTCCAAGGAGCATCACCAGCGTCACGGGCGTCATCTAATGAATAATGTAAGTTCATCGTTTGTATTCCTGTTTTTCTTTAGGAAGATCGTCTTCACGAATAACAAACTCTCTGCCGCCTAAGCTACCAACAAATGCTCGAGTACGTTCGGCGTAAGCCAATCGAAGTTTAATAGTTTGAAATGCCACTTCTAAAAATGCCTTGGGCTTGTAACTTAGTACATGCATATCAAAATCTTTGCCTGCATCAGTACAGCGAACTTTGATTTTTGAATCAATCATTTAGTCCACCAATCTTCCCAAGGAAAATCAATCCATACATCTTTTTCGGCTTTGTTAACTTCCATTCCAACATAATCCATCTTGACATTGCACTTGCTGGCGAGATTATCTACCAACACAGCAAATTTAACATTATTGTTCCATACTTCTTCCCAGGCTGGATCATCTGGAAAGCAACCACTAGGCCAATCTTTCATGATCCAGTTCAGTGTTGTGCCTTGATCATTAATATCATCGACGATCAATATATTCTTGTACGTGCCTCCATTTTCTAAGAGATCGCTGGCAGCTTCTAATATGCCTGCAACGTCAACAGGATTTTCTATAAACCTTTCTCTAGAATTAGGACCTAGTGCATCCTCGGCCATCCAAAGATTGCTTTCAGGACCAATCTCACTGTCACGCAGGCTTACATTTAAAGTATGTAAGGGAATATTAAAATATTGACTGATCATTACAGCAGGAATCAATCCTCCTCGAGTAATGCCTACGACATAATCGGGTCGCCACGTTCCTGTAGCAAGCTCTCTACAAATCTTGCCGACCAATCCATTTACTTCATGCTGGGTGATTTTGAGTTTGTTCATTTCTATCCTTGAGATATTGTTCGTGTTGTGTCCATTTATTGTTGACTAAAAATCCCCATTCACGTTTATGAGGGCCTGGCATAAACAATGTCCAGGCAGTCACGCCAGGTTTAAGTTCGATGCGATGATAGCTATTAGAACCACAAATACGGAAGTGACCAGGACCGCGCCAATGCTTAGTTTCTCCAACCATTTGGCCATTTTCAAAATTAGGAGTGTATTCATAGTAACCACCTTTGAGTATTAGTGTAGCATAGGGCCAAGGGTGATCGTGTACATCATCGGGATCGCCCTTGAGAAATTTGTGTAAAAATACATTAAATGGAAAACGGTTTCTTTCTTTCAAGAATAGATAGAACCGTTCTAGATACGGTTCATTATTGACTCGATCATAAATGATACGCTTACGGCCTAAACGTTCAAGCAGTTTCAAAAACATTATTAACTTCTTCCTTGAGATATCTTATCAGTTCTTTATCCGTGGGCGACACACTATAATTGTTCTTATAGAAAATTTCATAGCTGTCGCTTCCGTATTTTCCAATGCCATATAACATTGTAGCATCATTTCCGTCCCAAGTCAAATAGTCTTGACTCATTTTAATCAACCGAGTATATCGGACATTAACCATTCCCAACGGTTGGATTATGCTTTTGACAAACTCTTCTTCTGCGTGTAATAGTGCTAATGCTGTGGGAAACCAATATAGGAATTCGGGCAGCGTGGTCTTTACAGCTTTGCGTCCAGTTTGGTTCAACATGATCACGCCAACAAAATGCTGCCAGGCATCATCTACTTGTTGTTGCACCATTAGATCGTCACGCAGTGGTTTGATCATTCTACACCTTCACCAAACCAATCGTCTACTTGCCGCTCTGCTTCATCTTGGGTCATTGCATGAACAAAAATACGAGCAGGCTTGCCTACAGTATGTTGAATATTGAATTTTACAACACCAGCAGGAATAAGTTCCCAATCTCGTTCTACAATAAACTCTTGTAGATTTTTAGCACGAAATATTAGATTGTCTGTAATGTCTTTTGCAGTATTCATTGCTGACCTCGAACGATATTTTTGTTCACGATTTCGTCATCGCTACGCATTTGATCTTCCATGTACAACATCAATTGATGTTTATACATATCTTCTGACAGCCCATGCCACCCAATACATTTGCCCGTAGGTGATCGACCGCAGCCGCAACGACCGATGTCTTCTGCATTTTCTTTAACTCTTACCTGCATGTCTTTATCCTTTTTAAAAATTAAGTCCCACCTGTTATCAAATTCGTTCTGACTAACACTGAATGGTCTTGCTTTAGATCCTTTTCCGCCGTCTCCCATAATTACCTCGGTGAAAACTCTTGTTGCATCTTAATGTTGTCAAAGAATTCTTTCTTTGTGCTTTGGTCGTCCTTGAACGCACCTTTTAATACTGTGGTCTGTGTAAGACTACTGTGTGCCATAATTCCGCGATTCTCACAGCATCCGTGAGTGGCTTGAATATACACACCTAGGTCTTTGGCACCTGTGGCTTTTTCGATTTCCCTAGCAATGTCATTGCAAAGTTCCTCCTGGAGAGTACCTCGTCTCGCACACCACTGTGCGATACGTGTGTACTTTGAGAGTCCGATGAGTTTCTCGGCAGCGATAAGACCAATATAAGCAACGCCAGTAACGGGTTGGTGATGATGACTGCACATACTACGCAGCTCACTACGAACAACCAGCATACCTTCGTAACGGTCCACCGAATCATTTGGAAACGCTGTTGCATCTGGTGCTGGGTCATATCTTCCTGCCATTATTTCATTAAAGTACATCTTAGCAAGCCTGCGGGCTGTGCCTTTCGAGTTTGGATCATTCTCTCTATCAATGAGCAATGCGTCTAGCACTTGTTCAAATGCCGGAGTTGCTTCGTCGATTAGTTTTTCTAAATCACCTTCGTGCAAATAGTCACTAATATTGTCGCCGGCCCAGAAACGTTTACCTTCACGTTTCATTTTAAAGCGAATATGATCGCCTAGGTATGCTTCTTGATATCCGCCATCGCCTGCCATTGCGTCCAGGCCTGTTTCTTTTTTATCTGTCAATTAAATTTCTCCGAGTTAATGTCGTGGATGACACGTATTATATTATTTTAACATCTCTAATAGTTTATTGCAACTAAAAAAGTTTTCTTTTAGTATATCTACCTGTTTATTTAGGCTAGGTAGTCGAGTTCTGTAATTTTCCATATGCTCTATAATCGTTTTACAGATGTCTGGGCGATATACAGTATAGGCCTCAAATGACTCAGTCCACTTACTAGGATATTTAAATGTGTCTAACGCCATTTCGCTGTAACTGAGTCTATCCGGTACCATAGGAATAGCATCTACTAGAGCACCTTCGTACCAACTAATGCCCAGAGTCTCTTGCAAGTTAGCACTGAATACGAGTTTAGCTTCGCCTAGTAAATTATGATATTCGTTTTTAGTAAGTTGTTGATCTTGACACACAACAAATTCGTATTGTGGTAAGTGTTCTTTGAGATCTCTAAAAATCTCAACTTGTTTTTCTGGAGCAATACGGTGCGGAAATAAGATAAGATCACGTTTGGGCATGTTCTTATACATGTTCAATGTATCTCCCATATACTCCATGGGCCATCCTGTGCGTACAACCTTGTTGTTGAACACAGTATCCTCTATCACAGTCTTATACATTGTTTGTCTACGATCTGGATCTGCTTGGATCAAGTTTTTGTAAAACATATGAATGTGAAAGTCTGTGGCAAAGTAGTTGTGATCAAAAGCATAGTAGAATGATTTCTCAGCGTGTCTGACCCAAGGCTTATCTCCAACAAGACGTCCTAGGAAGTCTTGCGGATCATAACTGCCAGCATGCCATAGACCGTGTGTTGTTACAGGAATCTGTAACAGTTCACTCATGTACTTTAAGTTTATAATGCCCGGATGCCAAGCATCAGTAAAAATAAAGTGGTCGCCGGGATGAACGGATCCGCTGCAAAACAACCGACCCATCTGTTCAACTTGTGCAGACTTGTATATATTGGTGCCACCAAAATTAAGAAAAGCACCAGGAGTAGTGGCTGAAGGAATATCCTCAGGGCCAGAGATAATTTGAACATCATGTCCTGCCTTTTTAAGCAAAGCTGGCACATGAGTTTTCCACTGACCTGTGTATCGTGTCTCAACTGCTTCTAGATCAATAAGGAAAACTCGTGCCATTAATTAACCTCTCTTCTGAAAGTTTGGTCTGTTGCCTTGATATGGACGTCTTGGCCGCTTACTGGCAAGAAACGATCCATAGTTTTGACTGTCTCTACGATAGAGATCCGCAGGGTTGAAATCGCAGAGTTGAAATCTGCACCAATCGTGGTAGGCCTCTAGGTCTTCCCACACTTTCACAACGTCAGGACGATTTTCAAAGTACCTGTAGTCCTTGTAGTTTTTCATCGATGTTCCTTTTAGTATTTGATGAATGAACCATTTTCTCCGTCTTCGGAGACCTCAATCCAAATCTCACGACCTGGATACTTATTGGAGATAGTGTCATACAAATCGCCTGACATCATCTCGCAACTCTTGTAGTCTAGTTGAAGTGTACCTTCTTTGTAAAGGTTTTCCAACCAGCGTTTAAACTGGATAAATTCAATATCGCGGTCATCGTGTGTGACACCAATCCACACTTTAAAGTGGAAGATGTGACGATGCGGATAGCCTAGGAAACTTACATCGTACTCATCGCCGGTGGCCAGGTTAGAGTCTGTAAGTGCAGCTGGATATTTGTGCATACCTTCTTTGCGGAAGGTAACCCAAATCATTTTGTTAGGGCGTGTGTCTTGTCTAATAATCATTTTACGTTCTTTGCAGTTATTGGACCTTTACCTTGAAGTCCGAAGTTTTCTTTAATTGCAGTTCCGCAAAGTGTACGTTGATATGATGCACCTTCTGCGGGACCTTCTGTAGTAAATCTAAGTTCAAAACATATTGTAGCACACTCTTCAATGAGAAGTCTAGCAAATCTTTCCTGATCAACAATAGGAACGCCCATAATGTCGTCTGTTGACTTATTTAGAATTTCTTGAATCTGCGGGTTCATCGTAGACTCTCCATGGTGATAATCTTGGATAATTCTTCTCCGAGATCTTTGTCGTCTGTGACTATGTGTAGACTGTGACGGTGGTCGTCTCTTTGACGATCGTATTTGGTAGTTTCGATAATAGTCCCGCCACCGGCACTGTAGACATTTAATCTAAATGACTGTGTTTGAATATTCGGACCTTCTTCGTCAATGCTGATAGCATTACCGTACTCGGCTTCATCGTTGTCGTTCATCAGCCAGTTGCGAATTCTTTGTTTAATGGTTAGTTTCATAGGTCTTTCTTCTACGTATTGTCTTGCACGTTTTATTTGATTAGCACCAGTAATCCTCGGAATCCTTCTTGGAACCTTTGCTGTTGATGCTACTGCGTATCCACCGCTCATTTGATAATCTCATCCTTGCCATATTGATCCCAATCTGTGAAGCGATCTCTTCCCAGAAGGTCCTGTAGGTTATGACACCACACCCCAGGATTAGTTGCAGAAAAATCTTTATCATCAATCTTTAGTGTAGCATTATAACCTAATTGATTTAGATAAGGTAATTTTACACTGATCTGCGGAATAAATCTACGCTTTTCGGTAAGACCGCTTTCAAGCAATCCTTCCGTTTCACTAACATCAAAGTCCAGCGTACACCAAAGATCATATTCACTGTCAAGGCAGACATATATCATATTCTCCCAAGGACGCCATGTTTCTGCATCATTAACACCGTTGGTCTTAAAACTTTGATTAGCACCAAAGTAGATATGTGTAATATGTTTACGTTGATCAGTATATGATCTAGATTCTTTTACAATATCTAAAATTGTGTAAGGATCGTGAACACCTACTACAAACAGAGTTTGCATTCCGTAAGCAGGAGTCTTTTCGATCTCTACACCTGTAAAGAATGTGATGCTGTCTGAGACACCTGACTCATAATTTCTTTTCATCGTTTAAACCAGTTTTTGATTGAGTTAAGTAAGTTGAGATACCGGAAGTGATAATCAGTTAAGAACGGAGTTCGATGCGGACATCTGCCCTGCGACCAATTGCAGTCGATCATGATCTCTTTCCTGCATGTGTCACATTTCATAATTCTAATCCGTTTCGTTTTGCTTCTTGTTGGGCCTGTGCTTCTTGCATCACTGCTTCGTGCTTATGTTTAAGTATAACAATATCGTCCTTTAAACGCAACCTCTGTTTCTTCAATTCTTCTATTTTTAAATCATCATAGATGCCAGTTTTCTCCATACTGTCTATCTGTTTGTCCAAAGCTCTATGCGCTTCTTCTAGATGCTTGATTCTATTTTGATACATACAGTCTCCTTATTCTGCAACCAAACTGTTTAAGTCGTCATCGTCTGGATTAGCAAAGTCAATTTCTCCAGACTTCTTGCCATCTCCAAAATCAAATAAGTTATTGAATTCATTTGCAGCAGGACCGCCTTGCAGTCTAGCACCTTCAAGGCTCTTCAAAAACTGTCCAGCGGTCTCGATCATTTGGAACGCCTCTGCTTTGGTTTTAGTGTTGAATAGTTCAGCGATAAAGTTATTGAAGTACAGGATTTTGCGTGGAACCCATTCACTGAATTCAATTTCTTTCTTGCCTTCAATACCCCATGTACGCCAATCTGGATTAAATCTAGTGCATTCAATATCCATTAACTGTTGAGCACGTTGTACAGCTTTGATATGACATTCTACATTGTGTCCCATCATTAGGGCATAAGCAAAACTATCCCAAGAAGTTTTGTTTGGTATCTTGCCTAGTTTGTTAAGTCTAGGCGCAGTATGATAGTGTTCTGGATTTAAATGATCAAATTTCTTACCGTTAAGTTCTTGATCACTCTTTCTAACACCGTAATCGTAATACGCAATATCACCCATTGTCAAGCGGCTTGCAAATTCACTTTCAAACGGAAACGGAATATCACTTCCTGACAGCCCTTTGTTATCTGGAGCCTTGTCCATGATAACTGACCAACGCTTGTTGGTATGTTGTGCATTTGTATACACAAGTCCGTGAGCAGTAGCAATAAACGGTGATGCACAATCAAAGCTGATTGTAAGCTCTGGATTAATGTGTTTGCGTATCTGTCTTTGTATCTGTGTGAGATAACATGACCAATCTAATTGTGCAGTGCCCAAGAAGTGGATCCAGTTCTTGCCAGTAAGCATGCCTTCATCACGCATAGTCATTAGACGCTTAAGGGTGATGTCCATCTTGCACATATTAGCACCGCCCATGGCCCAGCCTTCGGCTTCAATGCCAGCATATTTGCCGTTGGGATCTGAAAACTCCTTAACACCGTTGTACCATTTTTCAGCAGTGTCCCAGTCCGATCCCTGTAGCACGTTCAACCATTTAGTTTGACCCAGTCTATTTTTCAAGAAATAGTCGTTATTGAAACGTGTCTTTTCTAGACAGTCTTCAAATGTTTTCAAACCAGTCTTTGGACTGTGGATATGATCACATGCCCAAGTAGGAACGTCAAGCATCATAGACCAGTCAGCAGTTAACTCCAACCATTCAAGAATCTTCTTGCGAGTTTTATTAGCTTCTGCACCTTCAAAGTTTAACCAATCAAACTTAAGAACACCTTTACCGATCTGATATCCACCGGAGTCACCTAAGATCATTGTCTTTGATCTATCACGCTGTTGGATCATCGACTCTTGATCCATTGACTTTTCTAAGTCAAGTTGTGCGTGACCTGCTGAATACAATGCATACTTGTAGTAGAAGTAGCCTTGTTCTGGATTTAGAAAGTTCATTCCTTCAATGCCG